GAGGACCCACGGCCAACACGTAACCGCAAACAGTCGCCGCCTGCTCTCGCTGGCGCGTCTGTTCGGCAATCACAATACCGCCCTTGGATTTTTCTGCCCCACGATAAGGCAGGATGACGATCCGCCAGCCTGTCGGCTTCGGAATACGGTCCAGCACGCTTTGTTCAAGCTTGTTGACATCGAGGCTCCCCTCTTTGTCATAAGCATCGTCCAAAACGGGCACGTGAGCGGCCGCTTCTTCCGCCCACTTCTTCTCCAGCGCAGTCATTTCGGTCATAGGGCTCCTTAAAAGTCCGGGTTTTTGCTGAGAAGGTGCTGAATCTCCAGCTCAACAAACTTATAACCCTCAAGACGGCCCATCAAAAACCGATACTGCTCCATATCCTTGACATTGCCGTTCACGATCAACTCCTCCGTTTGTTTACGAAGGCTTTTGATCGCCAGCAGCGTCTTTTCGGCAAACTCAAGCATGGATTACTCCAATGAAGCAGACAGATGGACCCCTGTCTGAGGGTTAGCGTGCATTATGCACGTGTATTAAGCGAGTTTCACCTTGTTAAATGCGTCTTTGCGGTAAACATACGACACTTTAGGCGTTTGGACGGGGGTTTGCACCTTTTTGGGCCCGGCTGAACGCTTGGAGTCGGCTGCTTTCGGCGGCTTGAGCGATTTGCGCTGCATTTGATACCCCTTGCTGTTGAAGTTTTTGCGCATCCAGATTGAGTTTGGCTTGATCAAAAGTCTGATCCGCCTGCTCTTGCTGCATATCAAGCTGAATACGCGCCTTTTCGTTCTGGTCGCGAGCCTGATCAGCCGCGGAACGGGCCTGAATCTCCTGCTCCTTAAGCTTGACCAGCGGATCATCCGGCGGCGGGCCTTCCAGTTGCTTCTGCAGGTCCTTGGCTTCTTGGATGAACTGCACCACCTTAAGCGCCACCATGGCTTCACGTTGCAGAGAAGAAACCAGTTGCTCCGGATCAGTTCCGTACTGCTTGAACAGCTCTGCTTCCACAGCCTCTTCCGCTTTCAGGCGCACATGTTCAAACAGGTGCTTCTGCACGTTCACCGCCACCTGCGGCATCTGCTGCACTGCCGGGGACATCGCAAAAATCAGGTGCGCCATGATGTGCGCATCATGCTGCTGCCCCGCAAACGCCTTCAGCGGTGAGCCATCCAACGCCTGTGCGTTCTCGCTCGCCGGATCCTTGGGCTTGTCCACGTTTTGCGTGTTCAGAATGCTGTCAATGTCCCGCACCCCAATCGCTTCATACATGCGGCGGTAAGCCTCATACATGTTGTGCATCTGCGGGTTGCTCTGCGCCAGTTGCAGCATCGTCTGCGCCATCGTGATGCGCTGAGCCACAGAGAAAATGTTGGGATCCGACACCGGCAGTACGTCAATCCGGTCGTCAAAGTCCCGGCGCTTGATCGTGCGGCTCTCCCCAGGCACGTCATACGGGTACTCGTCCGGCAGATACTCCGCAAAGCCCTCTGCCAGCAGCTTGAACTCAATACGCTGCGAGTAATGCAGGCGCTTGTGGATGGCAGACATCACCTGTCCGCCCTTCTCCAACAACGCAATCGTCGTGCCCACAGCAGCGTTCTGGTTGCTGTCGCCCACCTGCATGTCCGTCACGCTCGCAAGCCTGCGGCCCGCATCCGCACAGAAACCCAGCAGCGAGAACAACGTCTGACTCGGCTCCTTGTACGGCAGCGGCATCAGCGTCTGACTCAGCTCCACGCCACCCGCATCAATGTCACGGAACTCGCCCGGTTGCAGCGGCACATCATCATTCATGATGCGAGCGCCCTTGGCCTTGAAGCCCGCTGGCAGGTTTGCTAGCGTACCGGCATCCAGCATCTGGCGCAGTGCAGCCGTCGCCGCTTGGCTCAAGCCACCAATCAGATGCAGGAAGCCCAAACCATACGCACCAAGGCCCTGCACAAGCATGTAGTGCACGTAGTACTGCTTGCGGCGATACAGCTCGTCGCCTTCCTTCCAGTTCCTGCGCACTCCAATCGTCGAACCCGACGTGCGATCCACAGTGATGATGTACGGCAACTTGATGCCCGTCATCTCACCGTCTTCGTCCTTGTGCTCAAAGCCTTGCAGGTCCCAGTCCACCTGGAACTCCAGCAACTCCATCTCCTCATCATCCGCGTTGGGCACTACCTTGGTAATGCGATCCAATTCCTTCTGGATGATGTTGCTGCCAACGTCCGCCGTGCTGCGCTCCTGCGCCAGATCAAGATACTCGCCCCGTGCCACGGCCTTGCGGTACTCGTTGACCGTCATCGGCACGATGTGCGTGATCCGAGGGCACTCACTCATCACGCTCGAACCGTTGTACGGGATGTACAGGTTGTCTGGCAGCACCAGCTTGCTGACCATGCGGTTCTTGTCCGGGTCAAAATAGACCTTCTTGAACGCCGAGCCACCGTAGCCCGTGTAGAACAAGAGCTGGTCAAACTCGGGCGTGTACTCCTCCATCACCGTGGTGATCTGGTAGTTCATGAAGTCGCGCACGCGCTCGGCCTGCATCAGCTTCTCGCGCGTTTCCTTGCCCAGCACCTGCGTACGCACCGGGCCGTCGGCCGGCAGCAGCTCTTTCAACGCCTGCGCCTGAAACTGCACAATAGCCTCGGTCAACAGAGGATGCGTCGCGGCCGCCGAGCCCTTAAACGGCTTGGTGCGCTCGTCAAAGGTGAAACCCAGCAGCTTCAAGCCCTTGCCATACTGCTCTTCCCAATCCTTGCGGGACGCTTGATCCGCTTCAAACAGCGCCAGCAACTCCGAGCTGATCTGCTGCAGCACTGACGGGTCAATAACGTCGGCAAGGTTGGCATCAAAGGGGACGTCTTCATCGTCTTCTTTGCCAAGCGACACCTCAACTTCCCCCGTCTCCGGATCTAGCTTGATTTCAATTTTTGGCAGCTCTTCGGTGACGATGTCCTCGACCTCGACATCCAGATTGCCTGCAGGCAGGTCGTTGTTCTTTTCAATCGGCATAGTGCTTCCTTATTCAGCGCCAGTCTTCCAAAGGTCGTACTCACGGCCCCAGTCGACCGTGTCTCCCTTAATAGCTTCGCCCGTCGCAGAACGGTTGTAGCTGTTGGGCTTAATTTTGCTCAAACCTTCGCCTTGATCAAGCTTGTCAAACAGTTTGAACACAGCTTCCTTGTCCAGCGGTTCCGAATTAAACCGGCCACGGACCTGAGAGACAAGCCAACCGTCATCCTTCTTTGCGGCTTCCACCGTGATCGACGGCAACCCCTCCGCATCACGCAGAGAATAGACGCGAACCAGCCCTTCATCAAATGCTTTCTTGCCCCCAACCTTCAGGCCGGTGTATGCCGTGCCGTAATTGTCGCCCTCTGCGTATCCGCCCACCGAATGATTCATCAGCTTGCCTTCCATTCGCGTAGCCAATGGGTCAGTAAGCTGTACCCACTGCCGATTCTCTGCTTTGAGCACCGGCTGCGTGAATTGGAACAACGCTTCCTTTGGAACACGCCCGCCGCGCTCTGCAATGTCGATCGCGGCTTCATAATCGCGGATCGGGACAAGCTTTGCCAAGCCCTCGACCAGCGCATCAGGAAAGCTCATGTTCTTGAGCTTGTTCGGAGCGACTTGAGCCAGCGCATGAGCCACTTCCCGAGGTTGGAGCATTGAGAACATCGGCTGAACGTCATAGATCAGCTCACCCGTTCGCAAAGCCTGCTGCAAATGTTGCGGCAACTCGCCCCGGCGCTGCATATCGAACAGTTGCGTCAGCCCCTTGGTCATGTACGGGTACGCATGGATGTCATCCATCGTGAATCCGTCCGGATGAACAGGGTTCATGAACTCCCGCGGCACGCCTTCTTGCGTCATGCGGTCAATTTCCGCTTGCCGCATCAGATTTGTCCGCGCCGGACCCCTTGTTTCGCTGTAGTACTGCGCACTCAGGCCTGTGAGTTGGTCGTACATGCGCTCCAGATCCGTTTTTGCCTGCTTGTGGCCCCGAAGCTCCGGGTTTTTCGCCGCATCGACCATGTACGGGGGCATTTTTTCGATGTCCCGACCAAACGGCTCCAGTTTGCGTTCCTGAATTGCAAGCCGCAGCGGGTCATTCGCCGTTCCGTACGTCGTTGTGAAGTACTTCGGGGCCTTGGCGCGAATAAAACTTT